ACGACTAGCCCATGCACATCGATCGCATGTACACCACCCGCGGGCAGCTCGTCACGCCCAACCCCGTGCAGTGGTGGATTCTCGAGGCGTTCAGATCCTCGCGCGTGTTCGACATCCTCGTCAGCGGTGGCCTAGGCGGTGGCAAGACGGCGGTAGGCGCGCAGGCACTCGTCGAGACGGCAGCGCAAAACGCCAACATCACCGACGGTGCGCCGCTCAGGTACGGCATCGTCTCGCCGAGTTTCAGCCAGCTCAACCGCGTGACGCTGGAGGCGTTCAGGGGAGTGTGGAACGCCATGAACGATCAGAAGGGTTCGTCACCGCAGGCTTTCTCCGCATGCGACAGCGTGATCCGGTGGGACAAAAAAGAGTGCATCATCTACACGAAGCTCGGCGCGGAGTTCGTGTACGGCACAGGCGACAACGCAGCCCGCGCGCTTGAGGGAAGCGAGTTGACCGCGGCGTGGGTCGACGAACCGGCGCTGTGCAAGGAAGAGACGCAGGCGCGCATCCGCGAGCGCTTCCGCCAAAACGTGTTCGGGCCGACGGGCGCCACGATTCAGGGCATCATATCCACCGGCACGCCTCGCCCGGGATGGTCCCTCGCGTGGCTGCACAAGACGTTCGGCAACCTCGACGACTACACCCCCAACGGGCTGCGCAAGTGCCGCGTAGCGCTGCCTACGCGCTTGAATCTGCCCAACCTGCGGCCGGGGTACCTCGACGAACTCCGCAGCATGTACAGCCCGCGCATGATGGAGGCGATGCTCGAGGGCAAGTTCGTCGTGCTCACAGGCGCCGTCTATCCCGATTGGGGCGAGGGCAGCGCCGTAGACTACATCCACGATCCCAAGCGCGAAGTCATCATCGGGCTAGATCCCGGCTACCGCCGTGCGGCGTGGATCTGCACGCAGCCGACGCACGCGTACCAAGCCGGGCTCCCGCTGATCGGGACCGAGGGCTGGACGATCTTTGACGAGATCATCACAGCCGACACCGACACCGAGCGGCAGACGCTGCAGTTACTCCAAAAGCCGTGGATGAAGGGCCGTACCACCATCACGATCGCCCACGATCCCGCAGGCGTGGCGAAGCAAAGCGCCGTGGGCAAGTCGGACATGGACATCATCAAAGACACGTGCCGCAAGGCGGGCGTCAACGTCGTGTTTAGTTGCTCCCGCAAGCCCGAAGACCACGCGATCCAGGCGAGGTGCGAGCGCCTACGCGCGCTGATCAAGTCGGCTGACGGCGTGCAGAAGATGACGATCGCGAGGCCGATGCAACGCAGGCAGTACACGCCGGGCGAGGATGGGCGCAAGTCGGTGGGGATCTACGAATCGCTGCTTGAGCAGCCGTTCAAGGACGGCAAGGACATCCCAGACGACTCGACGGTGTGGAAGCCGTGGACGCACTCGGGAGACGCGCTGGGCTACCTCGCGGTGTTCGTGGCGCCGATCTTCGCGCACGACGATCAGGGGTGGAAGGACGCGGCTGAGGAAGGGTATGAGGAGCGGGCGTTGGGTGGTGAGATGGGCGACTTCGGTGGGGATGGGTTCGGGGTGGCTGACTTCTAGTTGACGCGCCGATCCTCGTGCCCCATACTTCCCCCCGTGAGTCCCGAAACAACCCCACATTCGATTTCGTCGCCCGTCGCTTCGGCGCCTTCGGGACTCACACGTCGGAGCGGCGGCGGCGATTTGTGGGAGGCATCGTGCCATCTTCCGTAAAGTACAGAGAAGCTGCAGCGTCCATCGAGGTGGTTACGCCCGATCAAGCGTCGGGCATGCTCAGGAGAAACACAGGGAACCGTCCGCTGAATGAGGCGCGGGCAATGGCGCTAGCGCAAGCCATCATGCGCGGCGAGTGGGTGTTCAACGCGCAGAGCGTAGCGGTAGGTACGGATGGGCGACTTCTCGACGGACAGCACCGCCTGCGGGCGATCGAGATCAGCGGCATCGGCGTGCCGCTGCTGGTATGCAGGGGGCTCCCCCTGCTGGCGATGCGAACAATCGACATCGGCGCGAAGCGCACGAACGGCAACATGCTGCGGGTGCTGCGCGGGATGAAGAGCGCGAATCAGGTGGCAACGGCGGTCGGGCACCTGTACAGGCTCCTGATCGGGCCATCGGCGCTCACGAGGTACCAGATCCCAACGCCAACCGAAGTCGACAGCCTCATCGACGAGTATCCTGACGTCATCGCCGGGGTGGAGGTGTACAGAACCGCAGCGTTCCGCAGGCTCACGAAGAGGACAGGCGCGTTCGCAGCCCTCTACGCTCTTACGATGCCGACGCTCCCGGGCGAAACGGCGGAGTTCGCATCGCAACTCGTGAAGGGCGTTGATGTCGCGTCCCCCGTCGCGCACCTGCGGAACTTCGCGCTGGACATCAGGTTGAAAGAGAGCAGCAAGATGGGCACCTATCGGCGCGTGCCGAACAAGCAATTCATCGGGTGCATGATCAAGGCGTGGAACACGTTCGCGCAGGGGAACGAGATGAAGCGCCTCTTCATGACGAAGAGGGAGAAGTTTCCCGCCATCGTCGGCGGCCCGGGGTGGACTGCGCCCAACGGGGACTAGTCCATATCCGCCATCGGGGCGACTATCCCGATCGTGATCACCCCTCGCTCGCCTACCCCCGAATCCTCGTCGAAAAGATCAAGCAACGCGCGCGCGATTGCGCGGCGGCAGAAGACAGGCGTTGCCTCGTTGGCTAAGATTGCATCGACAGATCTGATGTAGGCTGCGAAGTCTGCCAGGGAAGGGAACGGATCTTCATCCACTACCAACCCCGCCCACAGGCGCACCGCTGCACTCCACCTCAAGCGCCCGCAAGCCCCGCTCCATCGCAAGCCGCAGCACCTTCGTTCGGCTCGACTTCGCCCACCTGTTCATCTCGTGATAGCGGGCCACTGACGACACCATCGCGCTCGCCCTTGCCACGTGTTCACGCTGGATCTTGATCGGCATCGTGTCGTCGAATTCCATGGGCGCCCTCCAAAAAACCAAGCGGTAACCGCCCGCGGTTATTCCGCGCACCCATCATAGCACGCGGGTAACGCTATCCCCAATGGCAGCCGCCACCGTCACCCGCCACGTTCACACGAGGCGAGCATCCTCACCACCCGCGCGCAAGCGGCAGCGCCCCTCCATGCGGATCTATGAAGACGGCGACGCGTTCGCCGAGTTGGAGCGCAGGGAGTCCAACGGCCAGCCCATCGGGTGGAGCGGCACGGAACTCGCGGGCGGATACTTCACCGGCGTCGATCCCAACGCCGAGATCGACAACGACGCATGGCTCGGCGACACGTCTGCACCCGGCTTCGGCGAGCAGATGGCCAAGGAAGACGGCGAGGTAGGCGCGTCCGTTGACGAGTGGATGGAGGCGGTCCAGAACGCCCCGTGGACGGTGCAGCCGGGAGACGCCGACGACCCGCAGCAGCACATGATGGCCGAGTTCATCCGCCGCATGCTGTTTGAGGTGAGCGAGACGAGTTGGGAGACGAATAGCCGTCACCTAGCGCGCTCCGTGCTGTGGGGCTGCTCACCGTCTGAGATCGTTACCGGGTACGTCAGCGACGACGAGACGCCGGTGTATGAGCAGGTCAAAGAGCCGGGCCGCATGGCGAAGTGGACGCCTACCGGGCAGTTCGATCGCGGTCACTACGTGCTCACGGACCTCGCCCCGCGGTCGCCAGCATCCATCGAGCGGTGGTTGCAGGACAAGGAAACGGGCCGATTCGCAGGCATCGAGCAGATCGGCCGCATGGACGACACCACGGGGCTAGGTACAGGGAACATCGAGATCCCCGCCGATCGCCTCGTGCTGGTGACGTACGGCGGTGACTCCGGCAACTGGCAAGGCGTGAGCCGCTACCGCCCCGCATACATCCTGTGGAAGGCCCGCAAGGTGCTTCTGCGGATGCACGTGATCGCCGCTGAGAGATTCGGCGTAGGCGTCCCGAACGCCAAGGTAGTAGCCAAGCCCGGCGAGGTGGATGACAAGACGCTGCGCGACAACTGGGCCAGCGTCAAGCGCATGGTGGCCCGCTATCGCGGCGGCTCGCAGGCATGGATCGCCACGCCCTACGGGATCGACGTCGACATCATGGACACGGCGCTTCCCGCCGCAGACGCGATCCTCAAGCTGTATCAGGCGCTGAGCACCGAGATCCACATCATCGGGCAGACGCAGCATCTGGTGCAGGGTACGCAGTCCGGCAGCGGTGGCCTCGGCACGCAGGGCCTTCGCGATGGCCAGTCCAGCGACTTCCGCAACACGATCAATCCGCTACTCGACAGCATCGCCCGCGAGACAAACCGCCGACTCGTCAAGCCGCTGATCGATCTCAACTGGGAAGGCGTACGCACGTACCCGTTTCTCCAGGTGGGTGACGCCGCACAGCAGAGCGTCAAGGAACAGCTCGAGGCTTACGAGATCGGCGTGCGCTCGCGTGCGCTGACGCCGCAGCCCGAAGACGAAGACTTTTTCCGGCAAGAGTCTGGGTTGCCCGTTCGTGTCGAAGTTGAGGCCGAAGAGGAGCCGGACGAAGATCCCGACGACGACACCACCGACGAGCCCGAACAGCTCGCCGAGTGCGCATGCGGCTGCGGTGGCGTGGACATGTTCGCCGACATGCCCTTTGAGGCCGAGCAGGGTCGAGGCGCCGAGCGCGTGCGGCAACTCGCCGAGTCGAAATTCGACGACCGATCGAGTCGCGTGGCCCGTGAAGACGCCATCACCAGGATCTCGGTGGACACGCACAACACGATCCGCCGTCGCGTGCTCGAGCCGTATCTAGAGAAGATCGCGCCCGCGCTCGCGAGCGGTGACGCCGCTGCCATCGCAAGGACGCCGCTACCAGGCAAGCCCGCCCTCGTTCGCACGCTGCGCGACGGGTACCAGGACGTGCGGCAGTTGGGAAAGGCGGAAGTCAAGCGCGAGACGAAGCGGATGAGCAAAGATCCCGACTTCGCCGCCGACATCGCCGAGGCAATGGCCGAGTGGGCGCAGGACAACCCGTCGCTCTTCGCCGACAACCCCAGCGGGCAAGCCAACTCGGTCGACGACATCGTGCGCAAGGCGGGCGAGATCGTAAAGAAGATCGGCCTGATCGCCACGACCACCGCGTCCATGCTGTTCGGCCAAGTCGACGCCACGATCAACAGCTATCTGCAGCAGGTGCCCGTCAACGAGTGGGTGCCGTCCGCGATCATGGAGCGGGTGCAGTCCGTCATCACGCCGCGCACCATCGCAAGCGACGCAGTGATCCAGGACTCCAACAGCGTCTACAGCGTCGGCAGAGCCGAACAGGGGCGCATCGAGGGTGCTGGGACTGTCGTCTATACCGTGAACCCTGAGATCGGCATCAGCGGCCCTCACGTCGTGTGCGTCGAGTGCGAGGCGACGGCAGCGAGCGCGGCGAATCCGGCCGAGGTGGGAACGCCTCAAGAGGAACAGCTCATGGCGCCGAATCCGCTGTGTTTGTCCACGCTTAGCGGCGTGAACAACTGCTGGTGCACGCTGATCTATCTCTCCACAACGAGCACGGCGGACGCGGCCGATGCGGCGGGGCTGGCATGACAGACACGACCACAGGGCCTTTTAGGATCGTTGCTCTCGCGCAACTCGGCGAAGGCGAAGACGCCAACACGCGCTGGCACACGATTCTGACGGTAGGCACGAAGCACGGGCGCCCGATGGCTGGACCGTCCAAGGTCACCATCACGAAGGCGGATCTCGATGCGCTGGCAGCTGGCCGTGAGTCGTGCGATCTGCCGATCGATGTAAATCACGCTTTCGGCGCTGGCGACAACTCCGAAGAGAACACCGCCGCCCGCGGGTGGATCAAGGCGATCAAGCGCGTAGGCAAGGAATTGCGCGCGCTCGTCGAATGGACCGACGAAGGCGCGGAGTTGATTCGCTCAAAGAAGTTCCGGTTTTTCAGCATCGAGTTGGGGACGAAATTCGATCAGGACAACGGAGACGCAGTAGGCCAGCGCGTCACAGGCGGCACGCTCGTCAATCACCCATTCTGGGATTTGCCTGCGCTCGCGCTCAGTGAGGGCGCCGCGCAGTTCATCGAAACCGAACAGGCCAGCACTGACGCTGCGGAATCTACCGCGGAATCGGATGCCCCGGCCGCAAATGTGGAGGATTCGCAGATGACGGATCTCAAGTTGCTGTCCGAGGCATCGGGGCTGGACCTGACCGCGGACAACGCCAACAAGCTGCTCGCCGAACTGCGGGCCACGGCCGACAAGGTCGACGGTCTGGAGACCGAGCGCGACACGCTGAAGGCGGACAAGGAAACCCTCGCGGGTGAGATCGTGACGCTCAAGGCCACCAACGCCGAGAGCACCGCCGACGCGCAGAAGTACGCCGAGCGCATCGGCAAGATCGAGGCCGAGCTGGACGGCGAGCGCGAGCAGCGCGTGTTCGACCACGACCTCAAGCGCAACGCCGTGAGCAAGGCCGAAGCGGGCACCGCCGACGAACCCGGCATCGCGCGCAAGATCTACCGCACCGACGCGACCCTGTACTCCGAGGGCTACGGCGCTCGCGCGGACAACCACGTCACGGGCAACACCACCGGCCACGACCGCAAGCCGGACAAGCCCGCCAAGGACAACACCAACGCCATCACCGAGCAGTCCGCTGCCGAGGTGTTCCTGTGCGAGAAGGCCGACGCCTACGCCGAGGAGCACGATGGCGTCAACTTCACCGCAGCGCTCGCCAAGTCGGTCGAAGCGCTCGGTACCGAGGGCATGCGCCTTCGCAACCTGATGTACGGGAAGGGGGCCTGATATGGCTCTGCGCGCAAGCCCGCGAGGGATGAGCGACACCACCATCGTTGACTGGATCTCCTCGCTCAACAACCTGTCGGGGCAGGAGTACCGGGTCGCGATGTACTCCGGTACCGGACTCATCATCGCCTCCACGACCGATGCGCCCGCGGGCATCATCAAGAACGGCGGCACCGACAGCGCCGTTCAGGTCACGCTGCACGTCGGCGGCTACTCCGAGGGCGAGGCCGGTGGCGCGTTCTCCTTCGGCGAGATGCTGATCCCTGACTCGCAGGGCCGCCTCGTCGCTTCCATTTCCGCCGCCGAGCCGAAGGCCGCCATGGCTCTCGCCGACGCAAGCGCCGCCGGGCAGGTCATCCCGCTCAAGGTGCTCGGAGGGGCAATCTGATGCCTGCTGGAACCTCGACTGTCTCCCCCCTGCTGACTCGACTGGTTCGCCAGCTCGGCGTCAACAACTCGTTCATCTTCGACAAGGTGCCGGGCGTGCCCTTCACCTCGCGAGATGGCTCCTACGTGCAGCTCGACGAGGGCACGTTCACCGGCGACAACAACGCCCCCGACTCCGAGATGGGCCGACGCCAGATCGGTGGCAAGTACCGCAGCTTCGACTTCGGAACCACCGAGACCACGTTCCAGATGGAGGAGTTCTACGCGTACAAGAAGTACGATTGGGGCGAGAAGCAGAACGCGGACGGGCCGATGCTCGACACCGCCGGCCGTGCCGCCGTCCACTCGCGCCACAACATCGCGCGGGAGCTGGGCTGCCACGACCTCTTCTTCACCACGGGCAACTGGACCAACGCGGCCACCGCCGCGGGCGACAGGTTCAACAACGTGAACTCGAACCCGCCCAACGTCGTACGCGCGCAGTGGGAGGCCACCGAGGTCTCGGCTGCCAACGGCGGCGGACGTCGCGTGATGATCATCCCGCCCGTCGCGATGAACCACCTCAAGGCGCACCCGGTCTACACCGACGTCAACGCGCGAGGCGAGATCACCAGCTTCGGTACCCACGAGCAGATCGCCAAGTCCTTCGACGTCATGCCGGAAGACCTGTGGGTGCCCCGTGCCGTGCGCTCCACGCAGACCAAGACCCGCGCGATGACCGCCACCGAGGCGCGCATCTGGAGCGAGGCGCAGGTGTGGATGGGCTACCTGCCGACGACCATCTCCGAGGGCGAGCTGACGGCAGCGGCGTACCTCTACATGGGCAGCGACATGCCGGAAGTCCGGCGTGGCGAGGTCGACAACGGCGACGAGCGGTACGACTGGATGCGCGAAGTGTCCGTGGGTGCCTACATCGCCGTCGAGACCGGCGGTGCGCGTCTGCTCACCACCGTCTACGCGTAGGAAGGAGGCCCCCAATGGGTCGTAACAGAGTACTTCCTCACAGCCCGATTCTCCTGGGTGACGCACAGGTGCAGAGCGCCTCGACGTTCACGGTGGAGCGGGGGCGGTGGTACATCGGGTCGGCTGCTGTCACGGCCTCGGCCGCACAGCTCAACGGCGTCGAGTCGGAGCGCGTGGCCCACGCAAGCGCCAACATCTCGGTCGGCCGCCTCGTGTACATCTCCGGCGTCACCAGCGACGTCCCGGCCGTCACCCTCGCGGGTGCGTCTGCTCCGGCCCATGCGGCGCAGTACATGGTCACCTCGGCGATCACGTCGGGGAGCATCGGCCGGATCGACAACGTCGGCCGGATCTCCGGGCTCTCCACCGCGGATCTCGGTGCGGCTGACGGCAACGTCTACCTCGGCAGTGCAGCGACGGGCCTCATGGCGTCGAGCACGTCGGGGCCGCTGCTGATCACGCAGCGTGTCGCGCAAGTCGTCACCCGCGACTCGGGTACAGGCGGCGTACTGGAGATCATGATCGGCCCGGCTCAGCGCCTCGGTCGTGACGCGATCCAGCTGTCGGCGATCCAGTCCAATTCGATCGCCGCCGGGCATGTCGTTCAGCGTCACGTCGGCGACTCCGCCATCTCCGCGGCTCACGTGCAGATGTCGGCCCTGTCCGGCCTGCAGATCAAGGCGTCGGGCGTCGTGTCTTCGCGACTCGCCGTTGACGCGGTGGGCCAGCGCCACATCGGCAACAGCCAGATCAGCGGGGCACACCTGCAGGTCTCGGCGGTGGCTGCAGCGGCGATCCAGTCCAACGCGGTCACGCAGCCGAAGATCGGCGACAGCGCCATCAGCGCCGCACACGTGCAGATGTCGAGCCTCAGCGGTCTCCAGATCGCTGCGTCCGGTGTCGTCTCGTCTCGCATCGGGATCGACGCCATCGGGCAGAGGCACATCAGCGACTCGGCGATCAGCGCCGCACATGTCCAGATGTCCAGCCTTTCCGGGCTGCAGATCGTGGCATCCGGCGTCGTCTCCTCGCGGATCGGCCTCGGCGCCATCGTCGAGCGGCACATCGCGTCCAACGTGATCTCCGCAAATAAGATGGTCATCACCGCCGACGAGACGATCGTCGGAAACGCGACAGGATCGGGGCTCTCCCGTGACTGCCTGCCCAAGGTGCTCGCCGAGTCGTTCACCGCGGCCGACTTCTCCGCAGCGGCGAACGCCGATACGGTGGGTTTCGCTGTGTCGATCCCCGATCAGGCGGTCGTCCAGGGCGCGTGGTTCGATCTGACTACCCTGTGGGGCAACGGCGCCACGGGCTCCAGTCTGTCGAACGTGCACGTTGACTTCGGCCTGTCCGGCGCGGTGACCATCGATACCGATGGCTTCTGCAACGGCTACCCGATCTTCAGCGGTGTCGACGCAGTCGGTACGAAGAACCCGATGAGCTACCCGGTGCCGCAGGTGCTGTTCAGCGGTGGCCCGGTCTACGTCACCAGCAACGCTCAGTTGCCGATCATCACGATCAGCGCGACCGGCGTGAACATGTCGAACGTCAGCAACGGCGGTCTTCGTGCGTACGTGATGTACATCGAACAGCCGGTGGGCTCCGCCATCACCTGATCTTCCTGAGAGGTGCCGAGGCTGAGATCTCGGCGCCTCAACTGGACGATCAGCAGGAGGGTCGACGATGACCACGCTTTCAAATCCGCTCTTCACCGGGGCTGCAACGCTCGGCGGCGTGAGCGGGACCGACTACTACGATCGGATCAGGGTGGGCACCGGCTCGCCGGGATACGCAGGCGCCGCGGGCACGCTGTACGTCGGTGGGATCGCCGAGTTCGACGCGGTGGTGTACTTCAATGAAGACATCAGCATGGCGGGCAACCGTCGCCTCGTGATGGCGGACGGCTCCACGACCGCGTGGATCATGGGTACGGGCTCACTCGCAGCGCCCAAGCGCTATCTCACCTTCGACACCAGCGACGAACAGGTCGAGATCGGCACAAAGCTCGAATACGAGGTCGCGAGCGGCATCTACAACAAAGCCCTCGCGGGGCTTGACATCACGGCGACACGTCAGGGCGAGTGGTTCGCCTACACCCTCGGCAGCGCCACAGGCATCGGCGGCCCGCTCTCAGCGCCCAACCCGTACAGCGGGACCGAGGGCGTGCTGCTCGACTGCTACATCAAGATCACGGGCGCGGCGTCGGGCAACGAGTCCCACGTCAACGTGGGTATCACCAGCGGCGCGAGCAACGTGGCGAACATCATGAAGGACGTACCTGTCACGGCAACCGGCACCCTGTTCCGCGGACCGACTGCGACGAGCGGCGGCAGCGGTGTCAGCGGGCGGCCTGTCGTGTGGGGCACCACCAACGTTCTACTCGTCACGGGCAAGGGCGGTACGGCGGTGTCGTCGTTCGCAGCCACCCTCTACGCACACGTCAAGCAGACGGATTAGGAGAGGCCATGTACGTCCGGGCGATTGTCTCACAGGTGAGCGGCGGCGGATGGGGCGACCCGATCCGCGTGGCCGTTCCGAGCACACGGCGAGGTACGATCGAAGGCTTCGGCGTCAAGGCGTCGACTTCGGCACAGTCGCAGGTGACGTTCCAGTTGGGTTACGCCACGTTCGGCGCGTCCGCTGCGTCTGCCGCGATGGTGTGGCCATTCAACGGGATCACCGAGGTCCCGCCAGCCGCGAACGACTGGAACGTGTCTGGCCTCGCAGGCGGTAGCGCGGCCACATTCCAGCACGTAGAGACGTGGACCGACGACCCGATGCGCTACGACTACTCGATCAGCGCAGCGGCGCCGTTCATCTACTCCGGGGCTGCGCTCATGTCCGGCGCTTCGGCAGCTGGCCTCGGTGTCGCGGTGATCGGCAACGTCGCAGGCAACGCCGTCGACCTCACCTTCTACTTCGACATCGGACCCAACTAGATGCCGTGGAACTCCACCCTCGTCAGCGCCCTGCGGTTCATCGACGTGAAGCCCACGTCGAGCCTCTCCGCGGGTAGCGCCACGATCTCGAGCCCGATTCGCACGGGTGACATGTCGGCGATTTGGATGGAGCGGTTCTACTACGTGTACGGCGAGTTGGCGGCGTGCGGCATGAGCGTTGGAGTGGCGACGGCTACCCCGGGCAGGTATCTCATGGCGGGCCTCGAGGCGCGGTTCACGTCTGCCGATTGGGTGATCCACGCCGACGCCACAGCAGGCCGTGAGGTCGCGCCACAGGGGCGGCACCTGCTATCCGCAGCCTCGGCCATGCTCACCCGCTACTGCGACAACCCCGCGGCGATCTCCGCGCTGTCAGGCGGTGTGTTCGATACATCCTTCCGCCTCGTGACAGACGGCTACTTCCAAGACGACCCCTCGGATCTCACCGACATCGACGCGCAAAATGACGTGGTGTTCACGCGGGAGATCGAGCAGTGACCGACGGACTCACCATCTCGATCAAGGGCCCGGATACCGCTGAATTCACCACGCGGATCGCCACGAACCTTGGCAAGCTCCCGACGCAGTGGCTGCCGCGTATGTGGTGGTGGTTCGTGCAATTCTTCGGCCAAGTGCCGACGAAAAAGCAGTTTCAGAAAGAGGGCGGCTACCTCGGCGGCACGCAGTGGGCGCAGATCGATCCAGGATACCGCGCGTGGAAGGTGGAGAAGTACGGCCCTCCCGCCGACTGGATCGGCCGTCGGTCGCGCGACATGATGGGCGTATTCACCGACATCCACGGCAGCGCTACCGGGATCTTCGAGGTGAGCGGCGGCGGCAGCGTGTGCACGTTCGGCGGCGAGGTGTTCGCGCAGTCCACGGGCTCCACGCGTGCGGGCTCGTTCAGCCTGCAAGACTACGCGCAGTTTTTCGACGAGCAGCGGGCGATCTACGGCGACCCAGGATCATGGCCCGCGGAGTTGGAATTCCAGATCAACAAGATGATGAACATGGTCTACATGCTCACGATGCGCGGCGCGGTGGGCTCATCGAGGGAAGGCACGATCCGAGCAGACGGCGAGATCAGCCCGACGACGTGGCTTGACAACTTCCCCCGCGGGCAGATCGACAGCTACATCGACGGCATGGTGCGTGACATATAATGGCCGTCTCACCACGATTCAGCGAGGCTGTAGCCAACGACGTCGAGGCCATGTTCGACGATGACACCATCGGCCTCGGCGCACGCTGCACCAACGTCAACACCCGCACGGCGGACAAATACACGCTGCCGACGAAGTGGACCAGCGACTTCACGCAGCAAACAACCTCGCACCTGCGCCCGCCGTTTTTCGAGACGTACACCAGCGGGATTCGCGCTGACGAAGTGATCACCGTCGGGACCAACGAATTCGAGATCGATTGCATCGTCAAGTGCTGGCTACCCGATCGTGAGACGCGCGCCAACTGGACCGCTGGCGCGAAGCTCTATCGCCGCCTGGAGTGGGCGATCATGGAGCTGATGATCGAGCGCCGATCGTGGGACGGGCGCACGCTGAACGCCGCCGCCCGCATCCTCAACGTGTTGAATATTCGTGTCGAGCCGATGATCCGGTGGGACACGAGATCGAACCAAATGGGAGGCGTCGGGGCGCAGGTGTCGTTCACCGTGACCATCGCCGAGGAAGACGTCTACCTTTAGGAGGGCAAGATCCATGCCAACTGACCGACAACAGCACATGAACTTGGCGGGCGCATGCCGCCTGCAGACCGCATACAAGACGGGCCGCACGAACCTGCTGTCCAACGTCATGTACAGCCCGATCACGCTCAACATCCGCGGGATCGTGAACGAGGAGCCGCACCCGGATCACACGGGTCAGATGGTGTGGAAGGGCAGCACGAATCATCAGGGCGAGTGCGAGTGGGATACCACGTTCGCCGTCGAGCCCGTGAGTGCGTCTGTGGCGCCCACGTGGCTCCCACTGCTGCAGCAGGGCATGTTCGGCAGCGCGGCGCCCTACAGCGGTGGCACGTACGTCTCCGCGTCGATCAAGACGGTTCTCTCGTGCACGGTCAAGGCCACGTCAGCGCTCAGCGTCGGCAAGATGATCCTGATCGAGACGTCGGCCGGTTCGTCGCAGTACAACGCGCGGCAGATCATCGAGTTGTCCGCGACCGCACCGACGAGCGAAGGCCGTGTGGTGTTTTGGCCCGCCCTGTCCGCAGCCCCTGAGACGTCCGCGCGGATCATGCCATGCCGGACGCTCGTGATGGACGACACCAGCAGCGATACCGCAGCGTCCCTGCAATCGTGGCTCACGTCGATCAGCCGTCGCGGCGAGGGCGCAGTCACCAACAACATCACGCTCAACTGGGGCGGCCGCACGCACCCGATGCTCAACCTCACCGGATGGGCTCGCTCCTATGCCCAGTGCGCGCCCACGTCCCTCGCCTCGGCGATCGGAACCAAGGTCGCAACCGTGATCGCCGTCGAGGACACGGATCGCGTCGAAGAGGGCTTCGTCATGGAGCTGCGATCCGGTACCACGACCCTCGAGATGATCCGCCTCGACACGCGCAACGACGACGGAACCTTCGTGGTCGAAGCTGGATCGCGCGGCATGAACGGCACCTCGGCATCGACTCAGGCGGCCGGGCTCAGCATGCGGCCATACAAGCCGTCTGTCAGCGCCGTAGGAAGCCCTGTGCCTGCGCCTTACTGCTGCGTCACGGTCGGGCTGGCCTCGGCCACGGTGGAGAAGCTCGAGGGCACTGACGGAACGTTCACGCTCGCCGACGGCTGCGTGCCGGATCAGCAGGAATTCTGTGATGAGTGGCTCGTGCCTTCGTACGGCAAGAGCGACGGCGACGCGCGACCGGAGATCCAGGTCACATCCAAGCTGGACGAACGGCAACTCGACAGCTACCGCGCGAATCAGGACGGGCGCGAACGCGGCGTGGTCGTGCAGTGCGGGAAGTACATCAACAACGGGCGCGGGATCTTCGGCGTGATGATGCCGAACAGCGTCCGCAAAATGCAGGAGTCCACCGCCGGTGATGGCAAGGGCTCCGTGGTGGCAACGCTCAAGTGGGAGGGCCGCGGTGTTCGCAATGGCGCGAAGGCAGTGGTCCTCTTCATCTCGTAACGACAGACAAGGAGGGGTTCGTGGCTGTCAAATTTACGGTGCTCGTACCGTACCGATCGAAGATCGACAAGCGAGTTTGGTACAGGTACGAAGGGCTCACGGACGGCGAGCGCAAGGAACACCTTGAATTCGTGCGCCGTGACACATCCACCGAGGAGAACGAGCAGCACGCGCGCGACATGATCGCCAAGGTGCGCGAGATATGGTTCGAGGGCGAACTCAGCGCGAGCGAACCTGACGACATCGTGGATACGCTGATCGAGGGATCGGGCGGCGTGCTAGGACAGGAGGTAGTGATCGCGCTGTTGACGGGCTCCAGCGTGCAGGATGACGAAGCCCCTTTCTTGTAAGCGCCTTGCACTGGGCTCTCGTGATGGGGGCACGGCAAGGGGAGGACGGCGAGCAATGGCTAGCGGCGGAGCGAGATCACTTCGAGACGTGCCGAGACTGCGGTTCGCTGTACGAGTCCCCGCTCGCGTGCTCGGCGCTCGGCATCAACGCCCTTGTGCATCAAATCGAGGACTGGGTGCCCGACGCCGCCCCGTCGTGGGTATGGCCAGCGATCTCCACGTTCCTCGACATGCGCCGGTTCTCCACGCTCCCCCGCGCAGGCGGCACGCTGGATCAAGACGCGCGGTTGATGGACGCCTTCCGCATCCTGGACTCTGCCATGGGCGACATGACGAAGGCGGAGCAGATGCTACGGGACGCGCAGAGCAACAGCGGGTGGAAGGCGCGTAAGTAGATGGCTGTCAAATTCACCATCACGGCGGACGGCAAGAAAGCGGAAGCCGCGCTGCGCAAGGTCGCCAAGGAAGTCGACGGGCTCGGCAAGGTCACGAAGACCACGGGAAAGGAGACGGAGAAGTTAGGCAAAAAGACGACCACCGCCACGAAGGGGATGAGCACAGGGTGGTTGAAGGTCGGCGCCGCGATGGCCGGGATCACCATCATCGGTCACCGGCTGGTTAGGTTCTTCGGCAACGCGGCCGAGGCAGCGGGCGAACAGCAGGCGGCAACCGAACGCCTACGGCAGTCACTCGCCAACGTGGGCGAATCGTGGGACGTACACGGTGAGCGGCTGCAAGAGGCAGCGACGGATCTACAAAAGCTGACGGGCGCGGCAGACGAGCAGACACTAGCGTCCATGGCGCTCGGCGTCTCGCTCGGCGTCCCCGTTGAAAAGCTCGGCGACTACTCCATGGCCCTCGCCAATGCCGAGGCCGCAGGGCTTCCGATGGAGACGCTGCAGCGCGGGTTGTCGGCGTCGTTCGAGGGCAGCGCAACAGCGCTCGGCCGCTACCTCCCCGCGGTGCGTAGCTTGACCGAGGAGCAGTTGCGGGCGGGCGGTGCGCTGGACTTGATCAACGAGCGATTCGGGGACCTCGCCAAGTCGCAGTCGACCACGTGGTTAGGCGCAGTGAACCGGCTCAAGGGAGCGTGGGGCGATCTCGTCGATGAGGGGTTCGGCCGCATCATCACCGACTCCCCTGTCGTGCGGGCCACGATGATCGAACTCGCCTTAGAAATGCTCGACCTCGCCAACGACACGACCGACGCAACCGAGGCGATGAGCGGGGCTGTGGGCGAGTTCGCCAAGGGCGCGATCGACGTGCTTGAGGCGCTGGTTAAGTCGTTCAACTTCGTCTCCCGCGGGTGGGTGGCTCTGCAAAACACCATCGTCGCCCACGAAAAGGCGTCGAACGAGGTGCGGCGTGCGCAGCTTGAAGACGCCCTCTCGATGAACAAGGGCTTTCTTGCCGCGAAGCAGGAGGAGTTGGAGCAGACCGACCGCACGACGGCGCGTTATCAAAAGCTACTTGAGCAGATGGGGCCGTACCACGACACGATCAACCTGCTCACCGGGCAGATCGCCGAGTTGACCGACGAGATCACCGACGAGAGCAGGGAACTCGCCACGCTGCAGGGCGATTTTTCCGCGCTACAGGGAACGCTCGACAACACCACAGACCGATTCATAGGCATCCGCGAACGCATCGCAGCAACCGCAGCCGCCATCGGCCAGCGCGGACAGCCCGGCACGCTCGCAGGCAATCTCGGCGGCGTCAACGACGAACTAGACGAACTCGGCGCAGAGCGTGGGCAGAAGACGGGGCTAGGCAAGGGGCCGACAAGCGGCAAGTTGGGAGACGCGTTCGCAGCGGTAGCCCCCGAAGCCGACACCGGCCTCGGCGACTTCGAGTCCGGCTTCACCGCCACCGCCGACTCCGTAACCACCGACATCAACCGCATGGGCGAGGCGTTCGGCACGTTCATCGGCCAACTCGCCACCGCCGACGACAAGCAAGCCGCGCTGAAGTCGGGCGCCAAGTCCATGGCGATCGCAGCGGTGCAGGCGATCGGGCAAGTGCTCACCGCGCAGCTCAGCGCCACGGCGGCATCGTCAGCGGCGAACATCACGGCAAGCGCAGCGCAGACGGCAGCGGCTACCCCGGCCGCCATCGTCACGAGCATCGGCGACCGTGGCGCGAACGTCGGGATCGCTGCTGCTGCCCTCGCAGCCGGAGTCGCGGGAATGACCGCTATCATCGGCGCAATCGGCGACCGCGGAATCGACGCCATCCCAGGCGGCGGGCGCATGACCGTGAACAAGCGCGGCGATGAGTTGCTGCTCGACCCCGTCGGAACAACGAAATTCCACGCCAACATGGACGCGATGGACAACCTGATCCGCAACGCGGGCGGCGGCGTGCTCGCTGGCATGCGAGGCGGCACGCAACAGCAGGCCGTACAGACGAACGTTACCGTGAACATGGACGGACGCACCATCGCCGAGATCGTGGATGTACAGATGGCACAACTCGCGCGATTCGGCCGCAGTGAATTCAGCCAAGCCGCGCTGGTGACGCCATGACATCGCCGTTGCAGATCTACTTGTTCGAGGACACGCTGACGCCCACGACGCTCGCGGATAGCGGCGAGGCAACGGGGGACGCCAACCCCGCGAACCACCACCCCGGCAAGATGCTGCAGGTGGGGGAGTCGTTTCAGATCTACGACGCGGGGGCGCTGCAGAACAACAACCTGCGGGTCGACGACGGTGGCGGCGCTGTAACGCTCGTGCTGACGGCGGGCGGGTACACGGCGGACGGGCTAGCCTTCCACGTCCAGACGCTGCTGAGGACCGAGGACATCCGGTTCAACTGCGCGTATAGCACCACCACGCGGAAGTTCACGATCCACACGGCGGGGACGTTCAACTTCACGCTGACGTGGCTCTTCAACACGGCATCGCAGCAGCTCGCGACCACGATGGGGTGGGCGCAGGCGAACGTCGGGCCAGTCGCCACCACGACAGCCGACAACGCCGAATACACCCACAACTACAACTGGGCCGTGTGGGATCTCTCCACCTCGCAGACGGTCGAGCGCGTCATGGTCTACGCCACGAACCTTGCGTCCAGCGAGACGATCCAGATCTACGGCGATGATGTCAACTGGGGTGGGCTGCCGAGCGAGTGGGAAGCCCACGCCACGATCAAGGGGGCCGCTCAGACGGCCACACGCTCGCGTTCGAACGACATCTATACATGGGGCCCGTTCGGGGTGGCGGTGCGCTTCATCGCCGTCTTCGCAAACCGCGGGGCGAACGCCAATCAGTTGACTCAAGAGCCGTTCAAGCTGGGCTGCCTCGGCATCTGGGAAGAGCCGAGCTTCGACGGCGCGACGTACGGCCGCACGATCCGCAGTCAGTACGAGACGCGGCGGGTATTCCACGACACCGTGAGCGAGTCGCATGCGGGCGGCAACTGGGAGATCGGCACCGTGCGCGGGAGGCGCGAGACGGTGTTCGGCTTCGGCGGCTGGACCGAGACGGCGTACTTCGCCCTCGATACGTTCTTCGATAAGCACCGCGTCAAGCCGTGCCTGTGGATCGCCGATCCCGACAACATCACGACGGACTCCATGCTGTTCGCGGCTGTCCCGCCCGACGCTGGGTTCGGCTCCAGTGCCAAGGGCCCCAACCACGTGCGCGACGGTACGCTGACGCTGCGCGGCATCCGTATGCAGCCGGAGTAGCCCGTGGCTTTCTCCGCGCTCGCCGATAAGGCCATCACGAACGTCGGCGTGTTCGTGTCCGTGGACGTGCTCGACACGAGCACGGGCACCACGACAACCCTGTACTTCTCCGACGGGCAGCGGCCTGCGGCTGATTGGGTAGGCGATGGCACCGTGCGCGAGTGGGATGGCAAGATTCGGGGCTGGGAGATCGTCAAGCCGAATCAGAAACTAGGCACGGCGCGGCACGCACACGCGACGATGCGGCTTTCTTTGTGGGTGTCAGGATACGACGACGACCTGTGGGATTACCTCACCCCGGATCACCAATGGGAGCGAATCGACGAGGGTGTAAACGCGTGGCTCGTCGACTTGGATCAGTCTCCAGGCAGCGGATCGCGTAGGCAGTTTATCGGCATGGTTGGAAGCGAGCCCGACAACATCATGCCCGATTCCGCGTTCACTGTGGATGGCGTTGGCGGATGGTATAACACGCGCGTTCCTACCCGCCGGTTGGCCACGCCGGATGGCGGGTGGACCGAATACGGCGAAGCCCGGAACCGCGCCTATGCGTCGATAAGTGGGGCTGTCACAGCGGCGCAGACGCACATCAACCTGTCGAGCGTTGGCGGCTTTGGAAACGTGACAGCAGGCGACGTGATGGTGTTGATGGACGGCACGGGCGCATCGGGCCCCCCCATCCCCCGTGAAGCATGCTACCTGTCGGGGATCAATACAGACGGCGCTAACGCGTCATCCGTGGACGTGCGGCGGGGCTACGGGTTCACGTCAGCGACAAGCCATATCGACCGGCAGACAGCATGGTTCAGCAAGAACGGGATCTCCGATCCCTATACCAAAGCGTCGGCATACGAACAGCAACTCGGCTTCGTGTTCGGGTATATGTCGGCATATCGCGGCATCGTGATGCCCATGGTTCCTTACACGCTGCAAGACGACCATTACCTGTTCTATTGGACACGAGGATCGGGCGGCACTGCGTCCCGGTCGTGGTTGTTTCAGCATGACGAATTCTGGCGCAACATCGGCGCGGAGAACAGCAGCTTCAACGACTACGGCGACTCGTACAAATTCGACAGCGCGATCCTTGGCACCGGTGACGAAAATTGCGAGCCTCACTGGCAACTCGCCGGGACTTACTTCAGGACGTCGGGCCAATCAGCCACGTCGGGGCACGGCCCCCACACCGGCAGCGGGTGGAACAGCGAGGCGTGGGACGTTTACGCCCGTGTGCCTGGGATCAAGAACCCCAACAACGGCATCTATTCAGCCGCACCCGGCATCGCGCGCTACCTCGCCACCAATTCGCGGTGGGCGTGTGGGATCACGAGCGCCTTCCACGTCTCGGCGATGTCGAATTGGAACGCGGGCGGATGGTTCGACGAGTTCGCGGGGCTAACGTACCCGTTCCGCATCGCAGGCAACGTGCCAGCGTTCGACAACACCGAGGAACCGCCGAAGCTCGCAGACGTGATCGCCGAACTATGCGACATCACCAACTCGGATCTCTTCTATCGCGGAGGCCAGTGGTATCCGAAGCGCCGCACGGTCGCCGCGACTTCGACGGCAACGATCACACGGTCGGACGTGATCGGGCACATCGAGATGAGCCGCGGATCTCGGCATAAGGATTACATCAACGAACTAGTAGCCGAGACGGCGCAAAGCGTTCTTTCCGAACCTGGAACTAAGGCGACGGACGTCCCGGCCCCCGTGCCATATAAGTCGGTGCTCCAGGACGACGACGAGATCAACAACCTCGGCGGATACATCGACGGCAAGGTGTCGTTGACGATCTCGCGGAAGTGGTGGCGCTTTGACCTGTCGGCCGACTGGAAGATCAGCAACACGAAACGGCAACAACGTCACCTGCAGTGGTGGCGTGCTGCGCATGCAAAGCAACTCGATCACAGGGCGCAAGCGCAGGTGTGGACCGTCACGAAACTACCAGCCCGATACCTGTGGCTCGAACAGGGCGACACCATCGAATTTGACGACGTGCCGGGAATAACTACACGCAAGGGACAGATCCGGGACATCCGGATCACGGGTGGCCAGGATCAGCCGGTTACGCTCAAGGTGAGATCATGGCACATCAACTTCTAGGGCGGCAGCGATGACGAACCTCAAGAATGTAGACGCGAATCTACTCACGCCGAGCGGTGTGCCCTACGGCGTCAAGCACGTGGGAAACAAACCGCGCGTCAACGCGATGCCGTACATGTGGGACATCGCCGAGGGCAACATCGCGAACCACTGGATCGCGCGGACGTTCGGCCACAACAGCAACGTCGGCACGTCGCTTGAGACGGTCGCGCACGCAGGCGGGCTGCTGAACAGGCTAGCAGCGGCCCAAGCGGTGATCGTCAGCTGCGAGAGTGCCGCGGACTCTGCGGGATCGGCGGGCGCTCAGTCGATCATGCTGTCGTACCTCAACGCGAGCTACAGCCCGAAGACCACCGAGGTACCGACGGCGGGCGGCAGTTACGTGATCACGACGGCCACGGATATCTTCCGGATCAACGGAGCGCGTGTGTCAGCGGTCGGCGCGGACAGGCAGAACGCTGGCGAGATCACGATCGCATCGGCGGCGGGTGGCAACATCATCGGCACGATCGCAGAGGGCGAGGGCGTGGATCACACGGCGGCGTGGACGGTTCCCGCCGGGACCACCCTCTACATCACCGCGTTCACTGGCAGCGAGGACAGCAGCAAGGGCACCGAAATCTCTTTCTACATGCGGACGGAAACCGGCCCGTGGCTCTCGCAGCTCGAGGGCAATCTGATCGACACGTTCGTGTGGTTCAACCCGTCGGCGCCATTCGTGATCCCAGCGAAAACCGAAATCGAGATCCGTGCGAAATCCAACCTCGGCGGCGCAGACGTCACAGCCGGTTTCGAAGGATGGTTCGAGGAGTAAGTCATGGCTAACGGTCCTTGGGGTTTCAAGCGTACGGGCGGACGGTTCGATCTGCAGATGGGCCCGCGCATCACCGAAGCGTCAGCGGGCGATAGCGCCACGTGGGCGCAGTTGCTGAGCACAGCATCGTCGGTCGCCTTCGCCACGTCAGCAGCGCACGCTGGTAGCGCGACGTTCGCGGATTCGGCGGCATACGCTGCTAGCGCCGGATACGCGGCAAGCGCTGGGCACGCTGGATCGGCAACTTTCGCGGATTCGGCGGCGTCAGCGGGCTACGCGGTGTCGGCCTCTTACGCTGAGTCGGCTGCCTATGCTGCTTCTGCCGCCTATGCCGCGAGCGCTGGATACGCTGCGAGTGCTGCCTACGCTGCTAGCGCCGGATACGCGGCAAGCGCAGGCCATGCCAACAGCGCCACCGCTGCGACGTCGGCGGCAAAGGCGAACACCGCCAGCGCCATCGACGACGGGGTGGCGAGTGCGACGGGCGCGGAGATCGTGTCGGCTGTCGACTTGATCAACAGCCACGTGCACGCGCGGTTGCGGATGCGGTCGCTTGGCCCGCTCGCGGTGAATGTCAAGGCTCCCACGTCGGCGCAGTGGCTGATCTTCAACCCAGCGAGCAATCTGCAGGTGAGTTTCCCTGCTGCGAGTTCGGTGCCGGGTACCGAGTGGGACATCACAACGATCGGCGTGTCCGAACTGTCGTGCATCGCCGGAAGCGGCGACTTCATCGGCGTCGCCGGTGCCGGATCGTTCGTGTCGTCGGTGGTGCTCTCGTCGCCGCTTGAGACGGTCACAATTCGGGCGTTCGGCTCCAACGCCCTGATCGTGGTTTAGGAGGATGAGATGACGAACGTCAGAAGCACACAGCCCGACACGTTCACACGCGATTTCGAGGCGATCCGCGGTACGTGGGATTTTCTCACGTCCGGTGACTCCGATACGGTGGCTGGGTACCAATACGACGTGACGAACATCGGCGTGTCCATGCTCTCGTGCTTGGCGGGGGCTGGCGACGAGATCCTCGTCGCTGGCAAGGGCTGGGCATCGGCAACCGTGCTCTCGGCGCAGGGCACGTCGTACACGCTGCGCTCCATGGGCAGCAACGCATGGATCAGGACGTAGGAGGATCGCATGACATCGCTCAAGCAGTACCCCCTCACCGACATCCGGTGGACGATGGACATGATCGGGTCCACTCACGACTTCACGGGTGGCGCGGCTGACCCCGTAACGGGCATGACCGTGACCGCCGTCGCCGGGACGCTCGCCGAGTGGACCACGCTGCAGCGCAGCAACGCCGGTATTCAGGCCACGCTCAACAACGCCACCGGCCACCAAGTCAAGGCGCGGATCACGCTCGACCTCCCGGCCTCGATCCCCCTGGCGATCATGGACGGGTACACCATCTACTTCGAGAGCACCGCCACCACGCTATCGACC